CAATATGTATGTCTGCAAACATGAGGAGTAATATTGGGCATCTGAACCTTATAGATTTCATTATACCTGCTGACCATATGATTGAATCTGTGTTCCCAATGCATGGCTACAAGTGGCATTCCATCCTTGTCCAGAAAAAGGAATCCCGTATAACCATCTACCACTTTTTCAACCTTATAATCTGGTCTATCCTCAATAATTGCTCGAAACATCTCTGTCACTTCATTTGTCATTGGAATAACCCTTGTTCCGGCATTTGTTTTTGTTGGCTCAATTACATACTCTCTTTTGGAAGTTCTTTGCAGCTGATGATCAATATTGATGGTTCTTTTCTCTAAATCAATATCCCTCATCGTAAGTCCACAAAATTCCAAAATTCTCATACCCGTGTGAAAAAGAATATAAATCACTTCATAATATTTACAATAAACCACATCATCATGTATAAATTTCAAGAACCTTTGCATCTGGTCTTTTGTGACTGCTTCCCTTGTAACAGCATCATTAACTACCACTCCCGCTAATTCAAATTGGAAGGGATTTTTCATAAGAACATCATCATCCACAGCCATTTGAAATGCCGGACGAAGGACTCCTCGCACTGTCTTTATCGTGCTATGCCCTCTCCCATCTTCCTGCTGCATCTTTATCAGAAACAACTTTGCATCAGATGTCTTTATTTTCGATATCTTTTGACTTCCAAAAGGCTCATTTTTAAGAATATTTCTTACAAACTTATAATTGGCTAATGTGTTTGGTCGCATTCCCACCTTAGTCTTAAGATATCTCTCCACCAATTCATTTACAGTAATATTCTTTTCCAACGGATCCAATCGATTATCAAGATCGTAGCCTATCTGTTTTTCCAATTCTCTCAGAGAAAGACATGGCTTTTTACCAACCGGGAGTGGATCCGTAGGTTCTAATCTCCAACTATAAACAAAATGTGGTTTTCCACCTATATGATACTTAAACTGATACTTTCCATTTGCTCTTATTGATTCGCCTCTTCGGAGTACTCTGTGTTTTACTTCTGTGGTTCTTTCTAATTCTATTAATTCTTTAATGATTTGATTGTATAAGCTATAATCTACCTCACTATCAGTATCAGTTGCCGGCGTTCCCGGGTCTATTCTCTTTGTAATAATGTTTGTGCTTATTCTCTGATTGTTATCATTATCTCCAAATATACCGATACTTAAAAACGCAGGTTTATCCAACAATTTTCTTGGTATTTGCGAACCATCTATCCTGTCACCTTTTAAAATAATCCATGTTGCTTCATCCTTATCGTAAAGTCCCGTATAAAAAAGGATGGTCTTTTTATAACCATCCCATTCACTGCTAAAAGCAAATTCTATCTCTACCGTAGAAATATCTCCACTTGTAATTTCATCCTTCTCTTTCAACTCTGCAATTTCATTATTAACATATATTTTTATTAAACTCACTACTGCCTCCAATATTTAAAAAAGCACCTACCTTTTAAGTAGATGCCTTTTATCTTTATTATTCAAAATACATTTCCATTTTTTTATATTTACTCATAACCTCAGAATCTAAATCATTATAATCATTTGTATATGACTGCAAGTTTCCGTTTGGATTTGTTGCGAGACTTGTAAACTCTAAATAACAATCATAAAATTCTTTCAAAGTATCATAAGCTTCCTTATGTTCTTCTGGTGGATTTTTTAACTCTTTCATCAACTTTTCTACTGATTCCTGATTCTTTTCAATATCACTTATTTTGCCACTAAAAGATGTATCTGTCTGCAAATTGAGTAAAGCATCATTAAAATCAGAAACAAAAAAGCCATCAGGTTTAGTATATTCATCAGTTGAGGCATCCGTTTTTTCATAAATAGCATTGTACCAAACATCATGTATGAGTCCAGCTGCGGATTCAGCAGACGCACAACCTAAAAACATAGTAGATGTAGCAGACTCCAACTTATTATAATATGCCTTCGCACTCTTCTCCGCATTCTTTTTATCAATGCTATTTTTAGCAAAAATACCACCTATAATCGCTAATATAACTACTATCGCAACAGAAACAACCGTAATCACTTTTTTCTTATTTACGGAAACTTTTGTTACCTCCACCTTCTGTGGAACATCCTCTTGTTGTTTGAACGGTTTAGGGCATCCACAATTTGGGCAACTATCTAAACTTTCATCAAATTCACTCCCACATTCTTCACAAACAATTAGTTTAGGCTGCTCCTCTTTTTCAATAACATGTCCACATTTTGGACACACAGTAGCTTTGTCACTAATTTCTTTTCCACATCCGGGACATACTATTAAAGCCATAATTTTCCCTCCTTTGATATTACTTTTTTTATTATTAAAATTAATTATATTTTATCAAAACCACCTAGCATATACAATTATTTTCTCTATTTCTATAAAATAATATCGTCTTTAATCTTAAATTGTCTAAGATACTGAATATATGTCTTTAAATGATGCCTTTTTCTTTTAAATATTCTCTTAAATACTCTCTGTCTGTTCTTAATTTATGAAGCATTTCCCTTCTCTTATCCAGAAGCATAATTCCTAAGTCAACATTTTTATCTGGTAAATAATTAAATATCCTTGTCCATCTATCGACTATATTTTCCTCTGTAATATAATCATTTTCCAAATAAGTAATATTACTTTCCCCTTCATCAATAATATCCATTACTATAACATCATCTGCTCGATCGATTCTAATATCCAAATTTTCCGAATCAAAGCTAAGGTCAAATTTCTTCTCACTAATATCACTCAATTCATCAATTAACGATATTGGTATTCCTGTAAACCTTTCCAACTTATCTATGCTAGTATTATGTTTTGCTGCAAAATCTTCTCCAATAAAAAAAACGTACATACCCATCAAATAATAATACTGGTTCTTTCATAGTCCCTCCATTTCAACAATATGTTTCATTATATCACCCGATTACTAAAAAACCAATATTCCTCTTTGATCATATACTGATGTTGTTTCTTCTCCTTCATTTCTTAAGGCTCTATCAAGTGCCATAATCAATGCAATTGCACCATCAATTTTTTCAGTTGACTTAGCTTTGTCTGCTTTGATGTTTCCTGCTGGATCCTATCTAATGTATATATTATCCATATTCCATCGACGAACTGAATGCCCACCATGTGCAATTTTTTGTTCTAATGTTAATCTCATAAGTTCCTTTGTTGGAGATGACATTGATGCAAATCCCTGCCCCATAGCCACAACATTAAATCCCATTCCTTCAAGATTCTGTACCATCTGTACCGCTCCCCATCTATCAAATGCTATATCACGGATATTAAATTTTTCTCCAAGTTGCTCTATGAATTTTTATATAAATCCGTAATAAACTACATTTCCCTCTGTTGTTTGTATGTATCCTTGTTTTTCCCAGACATCATAATTCACGTGATCTCTTCTCACTCTAAGATCTAGTGTTTCTTCTGGAAGCCAAAAATAAGGAAGTACATAATATTTATCATCTTCATATTCTGGTGGAAACACAAGACAAAATGAAGTAAGATCAGTGGTACTTGAAAGATCAAGTCCCCCATAACATACACGTCCCTCCAGGTCATCCTCATTAACAGGGAATGAGCAGGCATCCCACTTTTCCATTGGCATCCATCTGATACTCTGCTTTACCCACTGGTTCAGCCTTAACTGACGGAATGCATTCTCCTCTCCCGGATTCTGCCTTGCTGATTCACAGGCATCTTCAACCTTATCAATTCCGATTGTTTCGCCAAGAGATGGATTGGCTTTCTTCCAAACCTCCGGGTTTGTCCAATCTTCATCAACTCCTGCACCAAATATCACAGGATAAAATGTGCTGTCATGCTTTCGACCCTCCATAATATCCAAAGCCTTTTGGTGTACTTCATAACAAATATTCTCTGTGTTATTTCCTGCTGTTGTTATCAGGAAATATAGTGGCTGCATTCTTGCATCACCAGAACCTTGCACCATAACATCATATAATTTACGGTTTGGTTGTGTATGCAATTCGTCAAAGATAACACCGTGTGTATTGAAACCGTGTTTGTTAGAAACATCAGCTGACAGCACTTGATAAGTACTCTTTGTCGGAATATACTCTAACTTCTTCTGTGACTCATATATTTTGACTCGCTTACTGAGTGGTTTGGAAAAACGCACCATATCAGCAGCTACATCAAATACAATTTTTGCCTGATTCTTATCTGCTGCACAACTGTATATCTCACCACGCTGTCCCCCTTCGCATAATAGTAATAATGCCACGGCAGCCGCCAGTTCACTCTTCCCATTCTTCTTTGGGATTTCCACATATGCCATATTAAACTGTCTATAGCCATTCAGCTTTATCGTTCCAAATACATCCCTTATAATCTGTTCCTGCCAACCCATCAGCAAGAACTTCTTCCTTGCCCATGTTCCTTTTGTGTGACACAGATTTTCTATAAAATTCACTGCAAAATCTGCCTCAGACTTATCATAGTGAAAATCCTCTGCCATGAATCTAGTCGGTTTATATTTTTTCAGTTTTCTCACATGATCACCTCCACGAAAAAAGGAACTCCGGAGAGTTCCCGTTTTGAGTTTTATTTTACTTTGGTTAATGCCCATGCCATCGCATGGCCTGCATCCTCAAATTCTTCTTTTCTTTCAATTCTTGAAATCCTGCACTCGCATCTTCCTAATCCTGTTTCTTCTGGAGTTTCGATTAGTTCATAAACATCCGCAATGCTCCCTTTAAAGCAATGATCCCAAACTTCAATTGTATAATCTCCGTAGTCCAGTACTGCTGAATTCATGCATCCGTAAAGTTCCATTCCAATTTTTTCTGCTCTTCATTACAAACTCCAATGCTCTAAAGGGCTTCTCTCGTGCCACAATCGGGGCAGATTTTCGTTTTTCCATCTACTCTTGAACTGCAAGGTGGTTCATATATGTCTGCCCACAAATGGGGCATGCTCTTTTCTGTTGATTTTATTTAATCTTCTTTACAGTCCCATATTTCTTTCCATAGCAAATGGTCTTTGTGGTATGTATCTTTCTACATGAGTCTTCACCATAGACAACTCCTAGATGATATCCATTATCCCATATCACATGAATCGTACCTGTATCATCCACACAGTCAACAGTGCCCCTTGTACCTGTCGGCATATCACGGTATGGGGCATTCATAGATACAAGTTCAACCCTTGTACCCGATGGATATTCTTTCTTCACAGATTTAACTATATTTCTTGGTGGGAAAAACATTACTGCTCACCCCCTTTCTTGGCTCCATTCTTAAATGCTGATGAACCGTTCAGTTTGGAAAGCAGTAATTTTCTATCAGCTTTGTACTCATCTCCGATAAATCCAAGCCTTAAAAGAAAGCATCGGAATGCATATTTCTCATTTTCATTTTCTGTTGGCTTGGCTGTGATTCTTTTCTGTTTCATGGTCATCTCACAAATTGCTGTAATGAACTTCGTGTAGGTCATTGCTTCTTTGGGCTCTACCTTTGAAAACCAAGGGAATGAAATGAAGTTCTCGTTCATTTCAAACGTCACTCTTGCCGACACAATGGAAGTTTCCACTGTAATAAAGACAATTGAAAAAGCCAAGCAATACATAACACTGATTTACCATTAATAATACACACCGACCGCGGAAGTCAGTATGTGTCACAGGTATGGCGTGAAGCCACAAAAAACATGCAACGCAGCTATTCTCATAAAGGGTATCCTTATGACAATGCCTGCATTGAATCCTTTCATTCTCTCATAAAAAGAGAATGGCTTAACCGTTTTAACATTAAGAATTACAGACACGCATACAACCTGATTTTTGAATACAT